CATTTCTACCTAGTCGCATATACCTGTTAATGTAGTGTGCCACTCTTTTACACATATTGTAAATATTCTTGGAACTGAAAGCTAGTTCTTCTGGGCTGCGTAGAACTACTTTAAATTCGTAGTATCTCCACTTACCAGTAAAGCCTGCATTTCTGAATCTCCAATCATAAGCACCTTGCTTGACGTTAGAGGGCCACTCTGCTGTCTGTTTACGTCTTGGCATTAGCTACCACACACCCCGCCCTTGGTAATGTCGCACACGTCGATAATCTCGTCGTACACAGCATCTTTGTGCTTCACTGCTTCGCTGTATGGGACTGAGGTGAGTGGTTGACCTCCTCTACTTCCATCTGGATAACAGGTAAATCCACGGAGTCTAGTAGCGTACTTAGCCAACGTTGTTGTGAATCGTTCAACATCAGCAGAGGAATTACCACTAGTTCCCCAGGCTGGTAAATTGATTGTAGAGCTAATGGACATGTCAACGTAATCTTGAACGTCCGCTTGGAACTTGAGTCGTCGCTCATAATCTGAAGATAGGTCTAGTGCTGATTCAATGCTATCAGGATCTACTGAGTAGTTCTTGATTAGCTCTTGGGCTGTGCCGTCGACGACATACTGGAACTTCCACTTAGTTCCTTCCGTGAGGAAACGTCGCTTATATGCCACTGCAAAGAGTGGCTCAATGCCTGTAGTTGTGCCAGCAAGGATTCCGATGGAACCAGTGGGTGCGATAGCGCGGTAAGCAACTGGCCGGTTAATGTATAGGCGGTCACAGTGTTCATTTGCAGATCGTTCAGATTCATCCTGATATACCTTTAGCCATTCATGCAGTTCTGGTGTTACTTCGTACTTGCTTTGTCGCTGGAGGAGCCATTCGTGGATACCCATGAGGCCCAACCCGAGTCTTCGATTCTTTTCCCGTACCTTATAAACCTTCTCGTAAGGGAGATCCGCTCGTAGAGTACCGCAAACAAGGAATTTAGAGGCAAGTTGTACAACTGATTTGAACTCATCAATACTCCGAATATTGCCCAAATTGATACTACCAAGATTACAAACATCACTGTCATCTTCCGAAGTAACCTCAGTACAAGCATTTCTAAGAGTTTCATTCTCTTTATTACCAAAATTAAATGAGAAGCCAGGTTCACCAGTCATCATAGCTTGACGACAGTTCTTCTGGAAAATAGGATTATTCTCTAGTCCGCCTACTAGACTAGCATCATCGTAGTTAACGCTGATGTTCGTCATATCGAGCGGAGCAGGAAAATTAAAGTCTACTTCCTTCTGTGCCTTTACGACTGGAGACCAGTCTTTTGCTGTGAGGAATTGATTAATGTCGTCATGCTTCCAATTAAGGCTTGCATAGATAGCAGAACGTCTTGAGCCTCCTTGCATGACATTTCTGCCGATTTCATTAATGGCATACATAAGGGGAATAGGTCCGCTAGCTGTTCCCCCAGTTCGTTGTAGGGCACTCCCGCTTGGCCTAAGTCGGCTGTAGTCAATTCCAATACCTCCACCAGTCATTAGGCAGGACATAGCACGCCATGTCACTGCGCTCCATTCTTCTCGTGTGTCTTCTTCCGCACGTAAAAGGTAACAGTTATTGAAGGCATGGAAAGGTCGTCCTGCGTAGTACAGATAACGACCTCCTGGGATAAATTTAAACGATCGAATATACTCTGCAAGCTGTTTCCGATCGTCATCAGACATGAGTTTATGTGCTGTTCCACCCCTGGTTCCGCACACGTCATCAACAAGTCTGACGGAAAGTTTAGCCCAAGTATCTCCTGGACCTTGTGCGTATTTGAAACGAAATACATTTTCTCCGAACGCTGTTCTGAATTCACTCAACGGTTATCCCCTTGTCCCATAATTACGTTACGAATCTTTCGAGATTCAAGTTTATCTAAATTAGCTTTTGCTACGTTGGACAAGTCCCAACCGTTATCAGCGGCTACACGAGCTAGATACCAAAGAACATCACCTAGCTCTTTATGTAGCTTACTAGCTGCAACATCAGGAGGGAAGTCACCACGGAGCATACGTTTGAATACACCGGCTAGTTCGCCAGCTTCTTCAAGTAAACCAAACACTCGCTCCTCTGGTGGTGTGTTCTCTAGCTGATAATCACCAGCCGCTTTTTGATATTCATCAAGATGCATATTAAAATAGATTAGGTAGTTGTTCTTTTAGTTGTTCACCAATTGCTTGTGCAATTAGCTGGTGCTCTTTTTGTGTTCCGTTACCACTTCGTAGGTCAACATAGTGCTTCCAACTACGAATAGTACCAGTCATATACATCCTACTCATAGTCAGACCTTCAGGGAGCACGCAACGGGCTTGCTCCTTAGCAATACCCCGCTTTAATGCTTCCTCGTAAATCTGTCTAGCAGTAAGTTGAATACTATGCATTTGGTAATCGAACCAACTTTGAAGTTCTTCGTCAGTGTTCTCAATCGAATTCTGCCGATTTTTAGCATCTTGTAATCGAGCCTCCCTAAACACATACTGATCTTGGATGGCTGATACATCTGCGTATCGTTGGCTAAACTCTTGGAAAGAGAAAGAGCGGTGACGAAGAATCTGCCGTGCAATGTCACGAGTCGTCTCAATCTCAAAGCAAGCGGAAGCCATTTCAAGTGGCGACCAGTGTTTATTTTCAATCAGGTAGTTGATTAGCTTGGTGCCATCCTTACCTTGATTAGCAGGGTTACTTACCCGTGCGCAATCAGAAATTACTTGTTGTGCGTGTGGAGTTATCCAAATTAACTTAACTGACATACATAAACTCTTTATGATACTTATCTTGTGCTTCTACAGAAACTAACTCAGCTAATTCTAAATCAGAAAAATAACCAAATACTTTTCGTTTACAGAAAAAACTTAAACAAACAACATACTTGTTTAATTTTTTAGCAAAGTAAACTCCCTTTTCATATTTAGTTCTAGAAGGTTTGTTTTGCATATTTTGAAAAGAAGAGGCTTTTCTTAGGTTTTCCCACCTATTATTAGCTTTATTGCCATCAATGTGGTCAACCTGTTCTTCTGGAAAACTACCAGTCATATATAGAAAAGCTAATCTGTGTGCTTTATAGGATTTACCACCTAGGCCAATACAGATATAGCCTTTATTGTTTAAGTGACCTGCGACTTTTCCAATCTTACCACCAATACCAGGATAGTTTACTTTGTGTGTAAATATACCCGTTGCTGGATTATAGTCCAATGCCTCTTGTAGCTTCTCCTGGGTGATCCACACGAGTTTCACTGTCATTCAGCTCTTCCTTTAGTTCTTGCTCTGCTTCTAGGTCTTCTACTAAACGCTTACGATACTTGATACTGTTACCGTGATTCTTGCTTAGTGAAGGCTCTTCTTCTCGTTTACGCTGTGTCTTTGCCATTAAATATCAAAATACTCGTGAAGTTTATCTTCTTGTTCCTGAATCTTATCAATAAAGGAGTCTACTAGATCCTCCGAAGTAAGACCTAGTAGATCCAATAGAATCTCTTCAGGAAGCTGCCGTAGTTTTTCTAACAGTTCCTGGTAGTGCATATTACATCATCTGTTGAACTGCTGACGCTAGTTGCATCAGCATACCATACATCTGCACAAACCCATCACCTACCTTCTCATGGAAAGCGTGCAGGAAGTAAGCAGCGTAGCCTGCCAGTGTAGTTACAGCTAGTGGCTTAGACCAGTCAGGTAGCTTGCGTGAAGTAAACTTGGGTAGTAGGTAGTTAGCCCAAGAACCAACAGCATAGAAAGCTAGCAGGCCCCAAAAGATATAGATTTCAGTCATTCTTAGATTTCTCCAGTTGAATCAGCATCTGGAGACAGTGTAGTGCTTTCTCTAGATCCTGTAGGCCGTTCTTGAACGGGTAGCGTGTAACGTACTTAATAATGTTAGCAGGTAGGAATTCCAAGTGATTATGGAAAGCATACTCTGCTGGCTGGATAGCAAACCGCTTGTAATGGTTACCACCCACCTGCTCTTGCAGAGGATCTGGTTGAACCATTTCTAGTTGTTTGTAATCTTTAATATCAATTTCTGAGATCATTTATTTCCTATCAATAGCTTCAATGGCAGCAAGCACTAGTGCTCCTACTTTTACAAAATCTGCACGTAAGTCTTTGAGATCAATTTTGTCTAAATTACCTACACAATGGCGAGTAGCATAATGAGAAATAAGTGCAGCCCACTCACCAGCAGTCCACTTATCATCGTCGCTAGCACCCCACTTATCTAGTTGTGCCTTACGCTCTTGAGAAATTTCATTAATAATCATAGGTATTTTCCTTTTAAATATCTTAAACTGACTGGCATCAAATCAAATTCACCATCTGAAGTAACATCGTTAAGCATGACAATACCGCGAAAATGGTGATTACCTTGTGGCCCCATGTAGTCCTCATTATGTTCGTAGCAAGAGCCAGCAATAATAGAAGTAATCCGGTGCCCATCTGCACGGTAAGAAGTGGCGAACTGTAGTCCTTGTTGATGGCCTGCAATACAACTCATATGCTTCTTAGTCAACATCATTTGTGCTGAGGTACACGGTCTACCCATAACCCCCGTGGTGAAAAAATGACTAAACGCAATGTTGTTAATTACAATAACATCTAGGAAAGGGTAGACTTCCCATCCGTACTCTCGGTACTTGAGGTCTTCTGTGGACAGGACTCCTTCAAGCTTTGCGTCATTTTCGACAGCTCGCTCGATCCGATGTTCATGGTTGCCCAAACAAAGCACGCGTCTAGGAGTATATCTCGCTTTATGGTTTTCTCTAGCACGATCATTGTAATTGTTGATTGGTGCCAGTAGTGCTTCCATAGCCCGATGCGCTGCTTCAACGTCAGCTTTATATCGCCTTCCTTCAAACTGTTTTTTTCCAATATCATAAGATGAGAGGCTTTGCATATCAGCGAAGTCTCCAAGCTGTACAACCACATCAGGCCGTTTTTCTGTTATGTAGTTTCCTATTGCAGTTAGGAATGTGAGGCTATGTCCTGGCTTACATTGTGTGTCTGGTATTACTGCTATCTTCATGCGTTTTTAAATAAATAAGAGCTTTACTAATAATATTATGTGAATCTTTTAGTAGACCTAAGGCTCTATTACAAGCCCCACATAGAAATCCTCTAATCTTACCCGTTGTGTGGTCGTGATCTACATGTAATGTTTGATCAGATGCTCCACAAATCTCACAACTATTATTTAGTCTTGCACAAGCTTCTTTGTACTCATCCATAGTGATATCAATACTAGCTGTTTTCCAAGCTTTAACCCTGCCTCGAATAGTCTCTTTCTCTTTATTTCTTTCAAAATACCCTTGTCTGTAAATAGCTTTACATGATTTACACCAGGAGTCATGTCCACGCTTTACTGAGTTACGCTTGTGATATTCTGTAAGGGCTTTGCTCTCTCCGCACTTACTGCACGTAAATGTACTCAATTCAAGTTACCCCAATCTGGTGTTTTGATTCGTAGTGGCTGGTCTGCTGCATCTTCATCGTCCAACGCTGGATCATATGGCTCTGACAAATAAAACTGAACTCCAGCACTAAGTAAATCGTTACAAGCGTAATTAAGTAAGAAAGTGGCTTCTCTTTTATTGACAAGTCCTTCAAGAATAATATTCCCATTTTCGTCTTTTCCAGTAACTTTTAGCTTCATAGCATATTCCCTTCGTGTAGTTCTCTTTTTGCTTTTAGGTAAACTTCATAGGCTTCTTCAGGTGTTTTAAATAAGCCTAAATATTTAGTTTTATTGTTTAGTTTAATAGTAGCTACAAATTTAGGTGACTTGCTATGTATGCTAACTCCTAAATAGCCAGTTTTATTGTTGCTTTTCCCACTACGCTGGTTTTGATTATTAATTGATCGACTAACTTCTCTAAGATTACTTAGTCTATTATCTGCTCTATTACCATTAATATGGTCTAGGTCTTCTGTAGGAAATTTTGCAAAAAAATATAGCCAAACAAGTCTATGTGCTCTGTACTGCTTTTTATCTATTCCAATCAGCACATATCCTTGTGAACCTAGCTTTCCAGCAATTTCACCAACAGAGCAACGAATACTAATTCGTTTCTTCCAAATGAAATTTCCAGATGGAGAATCGTATTCTAAAACTTCTTTAAGTCTTTCCTGTGTCAGCATTCTTATCCTTAATGAGCTCTAGAAAGTGACTCCACTCTACACAAGCAAGTGTTACGTCTCTATCTTTCTTTACGATAACTAAAGGCTCATGCTTACCATGAGTTTTAGCTTGTTCGTAATACGTGTGTAGCTGACTAGCAGCTTTAGACTTGCACTCGATCTGATATGGAAAGAGTCTCCGTGCGGCAGGGGACAACATAACGTCTTCTCCACCTGCACCCATAGAGGTACTCTTAATATCGTCAGGTTCAAGTGTAGGGAATGCCTCTAGCAGAGCATCCCTTACTGCTTGTTGTAGCCTACGACCCTTGGCCTTACTCGACTGTGGTTTGATTGCCATTAAGCTCCTTCATTGGAATCCAAATATCGTTTTCTTTTTGCCAAAGCCATAGAACTCTACCATTCATCAGCATTTCTTCATCGTTCCCATATAGATCACGAACAGTATCAAACATTTCTTCTTCAGTTTCACAAGTAGCTAGAGCA